CTAGAACGTTTTTGACAATAGCGAGATAACTTTGCATGGATTGAAAGTACGGGAAATAAAAGTTATTTTCTTTGATAATGGGAAATATTCTAAAAGATTTAACTAGAAGTCTATACCTTCTGAATTATCTGAACCACTGCCTTCTTGTGAGTTATCACGAGTTAAGGTCATAATAGCTTTACCACGCATGTATTTGTTAGCAGTAGAAACTACTTTGTGTTGTACACGGCCAGCAAATAAACGTTCGTCACCTTGGATTGCAAAGTATTGTGGTAAACGTTGGTCAGTACCGATAACCGCAGTGATTTGACCTGGGTTACCGCCAGTCATTTGTTCTACTACAGGGATGTAGTTAGTGATGGCTAATACACGACCTAAGATTTCGTTTACTTTAGTAGAGATACCACCTTGAATATCTGGTAAACGATTTGCAGAAGAAACACTGTTGATCATATCTGGTAAGTGAAGAGTTTCTTCGATATAGCACGGTTGTAAGAAGTGACGACCGATACCTGGGATAGCATCACGATCCACTGCAGAGATGTAGTGAGATTTAGAAGTTACTGATTTCAATACTTCAGCAAAGTTAAGGATAGTTTTAACACCATCGTTATTTGCTTGAATACGTGCTGCGTTAATCAAAGATTTGATATCTGGGTTTTCTTTATCACCACCAACAATAGGTTTGATGATAGAGATTGGTGCACGTAGTGGGATCACGAATTGTTCAGAAACTACATCGCTATCGATCATACGACCACGAGTACGTAAGTTGAAGTTAGTACGACGAGTTTCCAAGTCATAACCGATTACACGTACTTTAGTGTCATCTTCTTCTAATTTAAGTGCTGCCAATAATGGTTTTAAGGTAGCATCATCAAGAGCAACTTCTACACCATCTTTGAATGCATGAGATACTGTAACATTCGCTGCAGAAAGATCTACGTTACCAGAATCTACACGAAGTTCACCGAATAAACGAACACGGAAGTAAACTTCATAACCAGCGTCATAAATTGGTTTTAAGGTAGCATTTTCAGTACCATCTACGTTACGGATATCTTTGGTGACTAAGAAACCATTAGAGTTGAAGTTCAACGCCATACCACGGAAGTTACCTTCAGGTGATTTATAGAAACCAGTACCCATTAGGGAGTTCACATCCCATTTAACAGCGGTATCACCGATTTTGAAGTAAACGGTTTTCAATGCTGCGCGGCTATCTAAGCTATCTTTCTCATCCATTAAACCGTTAGCGATTAATTCAGGAATAGAAGATAATTTCAATAGGTTGTGAGATTTACCAATTTTCAATGGTGCTGTCAATAATTCAACATCATCAATTTTCACTTTCTTCGGTGTAACCAAAGTGTCATCTACGAAAGCAGCTTTATTGTTAGTTGCGCTACCACCAGTACCAAAAGTCATTACCGCAGGAATGATATCAGTTGCATTAGATTCTAACACTTCTGGGTGAATCAAGGCATCGATTAATGGTTGTTTACTAAAACGAGCAGGACCTACTTTAGTTGGATCGTGTTCTTCACCATTCCATACTTGTTCGATACGCATTTCAATACGATAGCCTACTTCATCTGGAGTGACTGTTAACGGTTTGAAGAACGCGGCGTTGAATTCGTCTTGACGAGATGCTAATACGTTGAACACGATAGAATAGTTGATGAATTTATTTAATTCTTTTTCATCAAAAGATTCAGTAGAGATTTGACCTGCATCTAATGCGGCACCATCCCACAAAGATTCCATAGAGGTAGAGATCGGACCACTAAGATTGATCTTAGTTTGGTCTTGCATATATTTACCAGGGTTTGCACTGGCAGCAGCAACGATCGCACCTGCTTTAACTTGGTGTGGAGCAAGGTTTTCACCAAGGACATGAGATTCATTAGATACCACATTACGTACGACTTCTTCTAATTGAGTCATAGAGTTATCTAATTCATTTTGATCATTTACGCTGATCGCTGCACTTTCCATGGAAAGTAATTCTACGGTACGTTTGTCGTTAAACAAATGACCTTTATTCGCGGATAAAGATTGTGTTTCGAATTCTGAGACTAAGTTCTCAAGAGCTACAGCAACTTGATCCTTAGGTTTGTTGAAATTAGCCATTTAGCTGTCTTCCTTTTAATTTTCTTCTTTTGTTTACGTAAACATTTTATTGAAAAATAAAACGCAGTTAAGTTTTGCATATTTAAGAAAGATTTTTCCTAAATATTTATTTTTAGTTGCATTTCTGTAAGTACATAATGTATTTAATAAAATACAAAAAATAATGACAGAAAATAATAGTATAGCTATCCTTCTTAAGATAGCTATACTAAAGAATGATTAATTTAACTTAGTCAGATAATACATGACTTTATGCTTTTTCAATTCAGAGAATCCAAGCATATCAAATAATTGATGTTGGAATTTCAAACGACGCTTTTCTAAGATCTCAGATTGAATAGCAATATCATTTTCATCTGAGATATTAGCATCATAGAAAATAATAACATTTTCATTGACGCTACGATAAGTTTCATCTGTACCATGGATATCATATTGAGTAAAGATATCGTAAGTGATAGGTGGTTTTTCTTCAAACTGATTCTTTTGTAAATACTGACTGTATTTCTTTTCCATATTTCTCATCCAAGATATGTTCTTAGGATGTGTAAGGACATTAAATAAATCATTATCAGTCATAAATTTTACCAATGAGGGATCACTGGTTTGTTTATATATAAAGAAGAATACATCTTCTAATGGGAGGACTTTTGCGAGTTGTTCAAATTGCCATACATTATTAATATCAACTCCTAATTTATCATGGGAGAGATGTTGGTTAAATAATGAGGGAACATAAACACAGTAAATATCCTGAATATATTTATCAGACATAGTTGATACCTTAGAACGTTCTTAAGATTTTTATTTTAATTAAAACATATTAATTTTCATACCAGGAGTATATATGGATTTTCGCATTTTGTTGATACAATCAATTGCGTTATTGTTTTGGGAGAATCAGATAGAAAATCATGGATTAGATAGTCGTGATTTAGTGAGGAAGTTAATTAATGAACTTCCTGATTTAAATAACTTTGCAGGCACAGATGAAGATAGAGATAATTTAATATCATTAAAAGAAATTGCATTTAGTTTAGTACAAGGGACTACTTCAACTAAACAAGATACCATATTACAAAGAGTCAAATTAGGGATTAAGAAAGATCCTGAGTTAAGAAAAGATGTTGAAGAGTTAATTAGTGGGGATACGAATAACCAGGATTTAATTTTAGATAAGATTGAGAATATTCGTGGTGAGTTGAATCGATATACTAGAGAGAAATCCTTTAAAGAAACCATTAAACAAATTGCTCAGAAAACTATCTATGCTAATAGAAGTATTGATATTGCTAAAACAGCTATGGAAGCTATTGCAGCATTAGAAAGTTTTACGTTAAATACTAATGATCCAGATAACGACCCATCAATCAATGACTCTGCTAATTTTAATGACCCAGAGCAAGTAGCTAAAATCTTTGCTAAGGTACAAGATGATGTCAATCCAGATAGTGTGATGAAAACAGGATGGCAGGGTTTTAATCGCATGTTAGGTGAAACTGCTGGTCTACGTAGAGGTTCCATGTATGCAGTAGGCGCCATGCCTTATAATGGTAAGTCTTTAGTAACTATGGATATTTGTACCCATATCGGAAGATTCAATACTCCCTTTCTCATTGATCAAACCAAAATCCCTACGATAGTGCATTTCAGTACTGAGAATGATTTGCCCTTAAACTTTAGATTACTTTATAAACGTTTAAGAGAAGAAGAAACTCAAGCTGAAGTGGATATGTTAGGAATCGAACCTGCTGCGATGGCGAACTATCTTATTAACAAACTTGAATCAACAGGTTACCATTATGAATTTTACTATCTTAATAGCTCCATTACAAACTGGCGTAAGATTACTGAGATACTATTACAGCTAGAGAGTAAAGGTCATGAAGTTCATCTTTGTGCGATTGACTATTTAGCCATGTTAGATTATAGTGACTTACCAGGTGGTAATGAAGCGACTCAAATCCAACTATTGTTTAACCGCATTCGCTCATTCTGTAACCCACGTCAGATTGCAACGATTATTCCTCATCAGGTAAGTACTGAAGCTGTTGTATTAAAACGCCAAGGCGCAGATGACTTCGTTAAACAAATTGCAGGTAAACGTTTCTGGGCAAGATGTCGTTCTATTGATATGGAAGTTGACTGCGAGATCATGTTAAATGTTGAGAAAGATAGTCAGAAGAATAGCTATATGGCGTTTGGTCGTGGTAAAGATAGAAACAGTGCTTCAACACCAGTAGATGATCAATTCTTCTTTATTCCATTTTCAAAATATGGTGGTTTATTACCTGATATTAATGGTAAGGATAGTAGTAAGAGATCAATTCGTGATACTGGGTTTGAAACAACTGATCCAGATGATTGGACATTACAATCTAATGGAGATAGTGAGTTCTAAAATCAAAAAAAAAATAAATGAGCATACTCGTGGGGATATCCCTACGAGTATGTATTTTTATAATAAACTAACTTAGTCTTTATGCTAAAGTAGCACGAAATCTACCTTTGCTATTTCTAATATAAAATAGTAAATAGCTAAAGTAATCGTGTACCAAGCGGCCGACAGTTAAGTATTCCTGTCGGCCGTTAGCATTGGCTAGGAACCAATGATAGTATTCTCTAGCCTTTTCGACTAAATTACCTTTAAAGTTCAAATCATTTTTTGATTTGAAATCTTCAAAGGCAGCTAGCTCTTTTGGTGTCAGGTTACTATGATAAATAGAACCTGAAAGGGATTCGAGTTGAAGGGTCTTCTCTATTCGATAATCTCCTAAACTAAAAGTTACTAAACTCGTTTAGGTAGTGAGCCACTAACTCACTACCTAAACCCCCTATAGGGACTATTTCCCTATATCACTTAGATGATATAAGTTTACTTTTCCGATGCAATGTTGCATCGGAATTATGTCTGATCAAACATAAGCCAGTAGGGATATCCCTACTGGCTATATTCTTTTATAGGGTAATTAAATAGCTACTGAAGGATTATCGGTCACATAAATCTTTAACATCGCTGTACAAATAAAAGGAACATCACCAAACTGAGGTGTTGCTCTCGCATATCCAGCTACGACTTCATGTACTGTACCATAAAGTGTTTTTAATGTACCGTCTAAATAGGCAATACGGACTGGCATACCTGGTTGTACTAACTCTGGTTTAGCAAATTCCCATTTAATCGTAATATAACGTCCTTGGTTACCTGATACAGAAGAGACTAAGTGATACATGTTACCTTGTTCACTATAAACACTATTAATGTTTTGCATCCCATCTTTACGTTGAACTACGTTAAATGAGTTCATTCCGATAGAACCATCCATCATTACTTGGTTATCATGCATCCCTTGTTTGTTAGCATGTTCACCATTATTCCCAAGAGAATTCACTACACGTATACCAGTACCGGCCATCAGTTGATCTGAAGCAGAGTTATCCATGTAATTCGTATCGGATGAACTAATAACTGTTAGGATATAGTTCGATACCACGTAAGTACGAGGAAAGTTTAAGAAATCATTCTTCTTATCAATGATTGAGATAGCCATCTTAAGTTGTTCGCTATTATAACGGTTATTGTTAAATAACGGATAAACAAACCAATGACTACCTTGAACAAAGGATCCTATACCAAAGTTATAGATACCATACTCTTGTTGAATAAACTGAGCCATATCTTTAACGGGAGTACCTTGAGGAATGATAATATATTGTTCTTTCTTATTATCGGGTTGAGCAGCATGTACGCCTTCAATTTCCATATTCGTACCCGCACCAAGATCTTCAGAGATACCTACTAGGATCATGGCTAATGCTTCAGAGGGTTTAGTCTTCTCCATCAATCCTTGCCAACTAGATAGACGTAATTGTAACGCAGTGTAATCAATTAATTGGAATCTTGCCATCGTTACCGTTTGATCAGGATCATTGATTTGAGTGGTACCACCTACTCCTGTATTTATTCCAATCTTTGGTGGATCTAATAAAAACGCTTTATACTTCGTTAAGATATTTTCACCACCGGCTACAAATAACGTGGAGTTCTCAGCCATCTGACGTTTACGAAGATAGACTTCTAGATTATCCTGATTACGACACACGTATTCAAAATACTTCTTAGTATCCATCATCACTTCGATAGTCATTTCATCTGCGAAATTAGAAACGTAATCACGATGTATGGTAATAGATTTTACAATAGCAAAGTCTATAGACTGACCTCCTGCTGTAACGCCACCAGACCAACAGTAATGAACAGCTTTAGGTTCGTATTGACAATGTTTAATCACTGCTTGTGCAGCGCTATCTGAAGCATTCTGTAACATGATTAGATATTCTCCATGAATTGAGCTGTACGTGGATTAAAGGATTTCTTCATATCGATGATTCTAAAGCTCTTCTCATTTGCGTCAAAGAGATCAGGATTACGAAAATCATCTTCGGTAACACCATAACGAGTAATCGGATCAAAATCTAAACGACGGATACCTTGGAGATTACGTCGTTTATTGAGATAACCTAATAATCCTTTTGACTCATACGTCATATCGTCACGAGCTGTCATAATTGGGAAGATACGATTACCTAGGTTTTGAAGTTTCACCACATCAGTAAGTAACTGTTGAAGTTTAGGATTCTCTTCTGCTTTATAGTAAGTTAAATTAATCGAGTTATTAATATACCAAGCAATATAGTTAGTGTAATCAACAATGATATTAAAGACACCTTCCATATCTGCAGGATTAACAAAATAGAATTCTTTTCCATACTCATACATCTCTACTAATTCAGAAATAGGGCGAGTAGTCGTCACCCATTCATTCATATCTAATCCATCCAATACTGGGTCACCTGAAGCAGGTATCCCAAAAACCTCAAAGTCATCTTGCGTATACGTAGACTGACGTTTAGTTCGAATCAACCACTGTACATCAAAGATCTTTTCAGAAAGCTCTTGATAATGATCTTCCGTATATCCCTGAAAACTCATTGTGATAAATCTCCTAATGCAGAACGGGCTAATGCAGTAAGCAATGGAATATAATAAAATCTTTCCATTTCACCCCAGTTAATACAGTCTTCAAGTATTGGTAATAAATCTTTTGCAATCACAGGTTCACCATTAATTGCATCCATTAATATACGTTCTACTTTAGACATGTTCTTTCTATCTTGATCGTAAAATGCAGGTGATAGAACATAAGTTTCGTAGGTACCGTATTTTTTTGCATCTGGAATCGGTAATTGGCTTTGTAAGGATTCATGAACAAAACCTAGTCCAGGGAGTTTCATCATCGGTAATGATAAAGATCTTGAAGTAGCGAATTCACTAAATCTCTCATCTACTTTAAGAGGTCCTGCATTTGGAATAATAATTTTACCTAAGATAGGATCATAGTTTTCAATAGGATGATAAATGTAATCAATACGACTATAGGTAAAGGAACCAAAGCAAGCTAATCCTGTACTAAATAAACGACGAGGAATAAGAGCAAAGTTTTTCTTTACTTTAGCTAATGAGTATGGATCCATGGAAATAATCGTATCCCAAATAGTTTTGGTATTGATATTATCTTTATTATCTCTGGCGTAGACACGTAAACGATCCATGGCTGGATTAAAAGTATTATCCCAAATCTTAGTTGTAAACTCTACTAAGAAAGGATCGTATACAACCATTCCTTGTGCGGGTACTAAGAAAGTAGAGTACTCCGTAGAATAGAAACTATCAAAGTAATGACGAGCAATACGTTCTTGCCATTTATTAATCCGTTGGAAGAGCTTATGTTCTTCTGGTGCTAAAACAGGGTTAGCACCAAAATCAGCATAGCTTCGTTCAAAGTAACCTTTAAATACGACACACTTATTTAACGCATCTAATAAGTCTTGATTAACGTAATCAATAAGTTCATATTCGACTTCATAAGCCGTGTCCTTAAAATACGTCTTAGGAGTAATTTGTTTAATTTGAAAGAAACCTGTGCGACCATCGCCAATATCAGCAATAAAGTGATCCCCATGATCTGGAACAATCGAAGGTGGGATAATCGATACCCCTACTGATGACATGGTAGAACTTTCATCATCATACGCTTCATTTAATGGCGTAGTGACTCGCATCTCAAAGTTTTCAATTAAACGGTATTGTTGATACGGTAAGGGTCTATGGTAGTTAAATCCTTCTGAAGCCGTCTCAGAGGTTTTAACTTGCTTATAATAGTTAACGATCCATCTTGCACCAGAGAGATGGGTCAGTAAAGAGCGTCTTGGTTCATAATGTGAATCTACTGCTATCGGTTTCTCTGGAACTAAACTCTCATCACGAACTAATACCGGTTTCTCTGTTTTAATGATCTTGGGTGCTTGTGCTAAAGGCATCTTATTCTATCCTTCTTTAATAATAGGTTCTCTATCTTCTTGACGATGTGTAACTACACCAAAGAACGCTAATGTTGACATGACTTTACCTGGATAATGATACGCATAGTTTTCTTCTGATGCGAGATTGTGTTGTTTCGTGATTTCAATAAATTCATTAAAATCTACCCATCCATTCTTATTGACTTTAGGATAACCTTGATCAGGTGCATGACCTAATCGAATATCTAACCAAGTATAGACTAAAGGATGGTTACTAAAGAAACGTTTCTCTGCTTCTTTACTTAATAAACGAATATCATTTAAAATACTGATCACGATATGATACATTTCATTTGGATCAAGATCATACGTTGAAACAATATTCAGATCTTTATCAACATGGATATAATTATGAGGTAAAGGATTGTCGTTCTTATATAACTGAATAATAAATGGAGATTCGTAAGGTAATGTTAACCACAGTGATGTTTTTGAAAATGATTCTTGTACCGCAGGTAACAATTGATATTCACCCATATCTTTGAGGTTAAAGATTTCTCTTGGATTATTTTCATCTACAGTTAACATGGCTGTTAATAATGGTCGATAATTCTTAAATCGAATCTGATGCGACCAATCATCAAACTTAGGAATACGAACATAAGCACCACGGATATATTGCATATATCCCATACTGGATTGGATATAATTAAACCAGTTACGAGATTGTGAGAGTTTAGCATTTAACTCGTTCACATCAAAGAGTAATTCAGGTTGTAATGGTTCAGGGACTAATTGATTCTGAACTAATAGTGGATAGGTTAAATTAATGGAAATCACTTTATCGTAAAAGTATTCCATATCGAAGTTCACTACCCAGACAGATCCTTTATCATCCTTCTCTGCTTCTGGTGGAGAATTATCCGTTAAGATACCATGAATCATTAATTGTGTTTCTTCAACTGCTAAAGTATCCCCATTACCCGCTACATTCGTTAATGATGTTAAAGCTGGAGTACCATATTTAAAAACATATTCCGTATAACTCTTACATTCTTTCTTTCGATTATTTCTTAGTAGATAAAGAATATAAAGGGCTTGTTCAGTTGTTTCAGGTATAGGATAAGTATACTTCGCAGTAAAGATCATATACTCTCTATTCTCAGCGATCTTACGACGCCAATTATCTCTAAAGGATTCTGCTTCATATCGATCTCTGGTACGATAAGATACGGATAATACTACTTTAGTACGACTATAGATCGGATGCATGGTAATATTTGTCAAAGGATCTCTAAAGATATACGGATTATTTCTTTGACTACTATACATGGTAAGGAGTTCTTCTTCTACGTAGTCTTCTTTGACATTAATCCGAATATGTTGTTTCGTATTAAAGTTAGCGTTATCTTGAGATTGTACTTCACCACTATTCCAAGTCTGAGATTTTCCATTTGCACCAGGAAAATAAATCTTAATATTCTCTTCAACTGCCATTTTCTTAAGAAGTTGTTTGGTGATATCATACGCTACAGGTCGAGTAATTGAAGCATATGTTTCCCTTAACTCCATATTTAAAAAAGCCATATTTTTAACCTCTCTACATTGATAATGCAGCGTAACAGCGATGCAAGGAACGTGGATATTGAAACTCCTTTGGCCTCAGATCCAGTCACTGGATACACGGTTAGAATGGGAAAGGTTTATAAATACGGTGAAGCCATGGGGGTGTTTGCTCAAACTTATTCGTTCTTAAACCCCATAACACGATTCAATTGCGGCCTTTCTTTGATGGATGATATAGCGTTTGGTAAGAAGTTCACAATGAAATTGGGTGTGAGATACGACTATTTCTTGACGAAAGACAAGACAGACGAGGGCGAACAAAACATGGGATATATTCGCTATCTCTTGCAAAACATGCAGGGAGCAGCCATGAATTTCGACCCCATTCACGACAAAGAATCGGGCTTTTCGTTTTTAACGTCGGTGTCTTATGCCTTCCATCCGCTGCTGAACATATCCTATCGGTTCTCTACAGGCTTTCGAGTTCCGAACACAGAAGAAAAGTATTTCCAATTCTATAGCCTTTGGCCATCGTTTGTTGTGTTATCAAATAGGGGCTTAAAAGCCGAGAAATCTTTCAATCATGAAGTCGAATTAAATGGTCGGGGCAAAGGTTTTGGCTATTTGTTGAGCCTGTATTATAACCAATATTCAGACTTTATAGAGCTGAAACAAGGCACATTGACGATTGAAGAGCCTTTAATGCAGCGGTCAAAAAGCATTTCTTATGCCAAGAATGTCAATCAATCGTCGGCCCATCTGATGGGATTTGATGCCGCCTTGCAGGTATATCCCGGTGAGTGGATAGACAGATTACAAGGCTTTATGCTTTCATCGGCCTTTAGTTATGCCGAAGGAGAGTCGTCATCGGGAATGAGTATGCTTGGCATTCAGCCTTTAACGGGAAACGTCGGCATTGAATATACGTCGCCAAATGGGCGTTGGCAGGCCAATGTTAAAGCCAATTTATTCTTTGCAAAGCCTGTATCTCAAACTACTTTCTGGGATAAAGACGCCGCAGGAAAAGAGCTTATACGCCGTTATCCGGCTTCATTCATGAGCAATGCCTATACATTTGATGTCTACGGCTATTACAAACTGACACGCAATCTCACGCTAAGGGCAGGCATATATAACCTGTTAAACAATGAGTATCTACGTTGGGATGACTTGCGACAACTAACAAATCCCGCGCTGCTTTCAAACATAAACTACTTCTTTCAGGATGGAAAGAAGTCATTGAGTAGGTTTACTCGTCCTAAGAGATATATCTCTATAGCTCTTGAATACAAACTTTAAACGAAATAAAACAGATATGAAAAGAACATTAATCATTGTCAGTCTGCTCGCAACCCTACTCTTTTCGGCTTGTGATCAGCGCAATACGATAGACGTATATGAAACAAACAGTACGCCAGACCTAAGTAATCCTGTCATACAAAAGCTGACAAATGTCAGTTGGTATAAGGGAGGTAGCTTAGAAAACACAACAGTTTGGACCACCACTAAGTTCAAAGATAAAGCTTCTTCGCCTTTTGAGAGCATGCTTTATTCTATGGCTTGGATAGGAATGGAACTTCATCGGGACGGCACTTCCACGCTATTGTTCCGCCCACCCTTTGGAGAAAGCACTTACATCTTTTGCCAAGGGAAGTGGAAAGTGTCTGAAACCGAGAAGAATACTGTTATCATCGACACGAAGATTCCAGTGGGATATACCAATATTAAGCTTAAAGTGAAGAACATAGAAGCTAAAGATAACGTCAGCATTCTTACCGCTTCATTGGACTTTGGCGACCGAATCTTGATGTTAGACTTTTATAATAATACTTCGATTTATGGCGATGAACCTGATAACAACTATCCTGGTATCGGCAAATCTACAAGTCAAGATTGGTTCTCTACAATGAAAGTGCAGCACGATAAGCTTGCAGAGAGCGACTTTCTCAACACTTCTTGGGAGACCATAGGCTATAAAACAGAGAATAAAGACGAGGTAGATGACAGGTCGGAACTATCTATGCGCACGCTGCATATAGACGATTTGCTGACTAAAACGCCTGCTTTCTTCTTTGGTTTGAAGTTCTCTTTCGCTGAGAATCATAAGGCTTTTATTCAATCTCCAACGCTAATGAAAGACTTGTATCATAAGAATTGGAGTGAGATTGAAGAGGAAAAATATCCTGTTGTGACGGCAAATTGGAGAATAGATGGTAGCCGTCTCATCGTTGAAACAGACGAATTGCCTTATACAAGCTTTGGAGAAACGATGTTTAACCTTATCACTGACAAGACACAGGCTGTCTTTTGGCCTTCTAAAACGCCTGATAAGGGAGTGTATTTATGGCGACATTTCTACTATATCTTTGAGGTTATAAAGCATACCGACAAAGGAAACTGGTATCGAATCACGTCACCTGAGGAGACACACTACGTGTTTATGTTGAAGACTTCGATGCCCGATGTCTCTAAATTTGTAAAAGACATTGAAAGAGTTTTAACGCGTTTATTAAAGTCATTATCTACCGTATCTCGTGCTTTTACTAAAGCTTGGATAACGGTGTGAATGTCCAATTGCCCTGCTTTAGCTAAGTTTTTCAGCTCGCCAGTTGTTACGCCAAGCCCTTTAGCTATCGCATCGGCAAGTCCTTGAGTTTGCTCAATCACAGAATTAAGCTCATCACCGCGTAATTCAGCACTTCCTAATGCTTGCCCAAATTGCATTAATGCTGCTTCTGCT